TCACCGAGATCGACTTCACGGTGTTCGAGGGGGTGCGCACGGTGGAGCGGCAGCGCAAGCTGGTGGCGACGGGCGCGAGCCGCACGATGGACAGCTACCACCTGACGGGCGACGCGGTCGACCTCGTGCCCTTCGTGGACGGACAGCCCCGCTGGGAGATGACGCTCTGCAACCAGGTGGCCGAGGCGATGCACGAGGCGTGCGACCGCCTGCACCTGCGCGTCACGTGGGGCCGGGTCTGGGACATGGAGATGGCGGAGCTCGACCCGGAGGACTTCGAGGGAGACCGCGCGCTCTACGTGCGCCGCTACCAGCGCATCCACGGCCCCAAGCGCTGGCCGCTCGACGACGGCCCCCACTTCCAGCGAGTCAAGTCATGAAGCTCCCCTTTCGCGTCACGGCCAGCCTGGTCATGAAGGTCATCGACTACGGCTTCAGCGCCGCCATCTTCGTCAGCGACCTGCTATCGAGCCGCAAGTCGAAGAAGAAGCGCTTCGAGGAGCTGGTCGAGCGGCAGCAGGACCGCCGCGGGGCGCCCACGGTCGTGCTGCGCCGGCCCCAGCCCCCGCCTACCAAGCCTCGGGGGTGAACCGCTGCCGGCAGGCGAAGCGCACCCAGTACTCGCCGACCGCATCGGCGAGCACCTGGCTCGGCGTCTTGCCCTCGACTACTCCGATGCGTCGGAGTCGTTCGACGTGCTCGGGCGACAGCACAATATCTCCCGGATGAGAGCCGCCCACTCGCGTGCCTTCGTGGGGTTGCCGGTGCTCGCCTGGAAGCGCAGCACCCGCCACCCCTGCCGCACCGCCTCGTTGAGCTTCTCGTAGTCGCTCCGCACCATCTTGAACGCGCGGCGGTGGTTCTCCCCGTCCACCTCCACCGCGACCCGCTGGCTCGGGAAGGCAAAATCGAACCTCCACTTGCGCACCGGGTCGAACTGGAACTCGCGAGTCAGGTCCCACCCCGGTAGCGGGTCGGCTTCGAGAGCGGCTGCCAGACATTCCTCAGCCTTGCTCGCGCGCCGCATTGGGGAGGAGCTCGTACTCGAAGCGAATGCCATGGCTGACGTCGACCTTCTCTTTGCTTCCGTCGTTCCGGGTAACCGTCGCGGAGAATTGGACGGGCATGTCCTTCGGGGGCACGAGCCCCTCGCGCGCCAGGGCCTCGGTGAGGTCCTTTGCTGTCAGTAACCCGATGATGGACGTCTGCTTCCTGCACATCATGCCGCCGCCTCCCCGTAGACGTCGTTGAACTCCTCGGGCGCGTAGAGGCCGAGCACGTCGCCTGCGTAGCAGATGCGCGCGAGCTTCACCGCCGCGGTCTTCGTCAACATGTCGCGCTTGCGCTTCTCCCAGTTGCCGCCGCGCAGGCCAGCCTTGCTCGCCTCCTCGATGGTGTAGCGGTACTTCGTCGGCTCGGGGTGGTCGACGTGCCACGTCTCCCATTCGGCGTAGCTCTCGTCGGAGTGGACGAGGCGGAAGTACTTGCACTTCGGGCTCCGGGTCGCGAGCGAGCGGATGAGGTCTGCGCTCGCGGTCGGCTTGCCCTCGACGACATGGAAGCCGGCGAGCGCGGTGGTCACCCCGAGGCCCAGCTCTTTGCCGCGCATGATGACGGCGAAGATGGCCTGCTCGCTCCGGAACTGGGGGTAGAGCTGGCTCGCGTGCAGCCACTTGCTGATGACCGAGCAGGCCCGCAGGTCCTGGGGCTGCAGGTCGGCGCCGACCAGGCCGTAGTTGTCGGCCTGCGCCTGCGTCTTGGCGAGCGCCTTCGCCTCCTGCTTGGTTTCTGGCTTGGGCGGCAGGGGCCCGCTCGCGCCGGGGCTCTTGCCGATCGGATCGAACTCCGCGTCGGGCACCGCGCGCGGCCCGCTCGCTGGCTTCTGGTCGTTGGCCGCCGCCCGGTTATCGGCGAGGCGCTCGGCCGCTTCGTTCTCTTCTCGCATCTGCTTCCTCCACTCCTCTTCGCGCTCTTGCTCGCGCTCGTGTCGTTGGGCAGCGAGGTCACGCAGGACCTGGTCCGCCTTCGGGTCCTTTCCGATGATGGGCTGCGGGCGCTCGGACTTTGCCGGCTCGGCACTCATGAGCACGTTGAGCTTGGCATGTTCGGCGGCGATTTGGGCAGCCAGGCTCGCCGACTCGGGCATGGGCGTCTCGTTGCCCATCAGGCCATCCAGCTCTAGGCTGCCCTCGTCGGCCATCGACGCGACCGCTTCCGGCTCGAGCTTGTCGAGCAGCGCGAGCGCGTCGAGGCCGAGGTCGCGCCGCAGCACCACCAGCTCGAGGCTCATCTCGAACTGCGTCCAGTTGTCGGCGAGGCTCTTCCAGATACCGCTCGGCTGCCCGGGGCGCAGGGTCAGCGCCTGGCTGAGCGAGGCAAAGTCGCCGTGCTCGGCGATGAGCGCGACCGCCTTGACCTGACCCACGCCCGGCACGCCCGGCACGTTGTCGCTTTTGTCGCCGACCAGCGCGAGGTAGAGCGGAATCTGGTCCGGCTTCACCCCGAACTTCTCGAACACCCGCGCCGGGCCCCGCAGCTCCGCCGGCCGCTCGCCGACGGCGGGCACCAGCTGTCGCACCTTCTCGGTCACGCACTGGGCCAGGTCCTTGTCCGCGCCGACGAGCCGCACCTCTGCGCCCCATAGCTCGTAGACCCGAGCGAGCGACGCGATGACGTCGTCGGCTTCCTCGCCCTCGACCTTCGCCGTCTGCCAGCCGCCCTTCTTCAGCTCGTCGTAGAGCCAACGCTTCTGGTGCTTCTCGGCGTCCGTGACGGGGGGCCGCGTCGCCTTGTACTCGGGATAAATCTTCTTCCGTCGGGTGTACGGCGGCGAGTCGAGGCAGAGAATCGTGTGCTCGACGCTCTCGCGAATCGCGACCAGCTCGGCGAGCGTCTTCTCCGCGCCACCCACCACGCCGGGGTTCGGCGCATGGAAGTTCTTTTTGAAGATGCAGGACAGGTCGACGAGGGCGATGGTTTGCGGAACGGTCATGTGGGGTCTCCTTCCGATGATGATGCGACGGGCTCGCTGCCACGTCCAGACATTATAGGACTAGTCCTATCGATTAACGTTCCTGGTTGGAACGGTTGTCTGGGGCCGGCGCGGCCAGCCCTCTCTTTGCCGAGCTGAGTGAGGGCGATGCCGCGCGCCACCCTGGCTCGGCGGGTGATGAGACCGCGCGCCTCGAGCTGGCGCAGCCGGTCGTTGACGGCGTTGGTGCTGATGCCGCCCCAGTGGATGGCGATGTCGCGATGCGCCGGAGGGTAGCCGTGGCGGTCGATGAAGCTGGCGATGAAGTCGAGCGTCTGTCGCTGCAGCGCGGTCATCGGGGTGCCGGGCTGCGTCCTCATGCGCTGGCCTCCCGCGCTCGCTGCTCGGCGAGGTTCCGTAAGAACTCCATGAACGGCTGGAACGAGTCTGCCGGGGGCATCAGCTCTGGGTTGTTGCGGGACTGCCGAGCGAAGGCCTTCGCGGCTCGGCCGACGTCGATGCCCTGGTTGCCGGCGAATGTGGCGTGGTCGACGTAGACCCACGCAGGCGCCCCCTGGACGCGCTTGCGCTCGGGCTGCGCCGGATACCCCGCCTCGACCGCAAAGCGCTTGCCAGCCCCCGGCGCGGCCTGGGAATTGGCAGCCTTCGCCCGCTCGGTCTCGGCCCAGGTCTTCCACTTGCCGAACTGGTTGCGAACGTAGTCGTCGAGCTCGTCGGCGAAGACCCCGCGCTGCCCGCCGATCGGCCCCGTGCGCAGGTCGGCGATGCGCCCGTCGATGTCGGCAGGCGGCACGCCCGCCAGCACCGCCGCGCTCCGCAACTCGTCGCTCAGCTTCCAGTCGGCTGGGATGCGAGCGATCACCACGGGCCGTGAGGCAACCTCGACGGGGGGTAGGGGGGATCTCTCTTCTGAGAGAGATGGTTTGGGTTTAGGTTTGGGTTTAGGTGCGTCTAGGGTTTCGCTAGATGCGTCTAGGTTAGACGCGAGTGGGGCGTCGTTGTCGTTGGCAACGGGGGGCCGCTTGCCGTTCCCGTTGGCCCACTTGCGCTTCCTTGCCTTCTCCGCCTCGTGCTTCGCCAGCTCGCGCTTCGCCACGAAGTTGAGCACCTGCCAGCCGCCGGGCACCTTCGCGACGCGTCGCCCCTCGAAGTCGGGGGTGCGGCTGTCGGGGTCGGGTGCCTCGAGCAGCGCGATGGCGGCGCGCGCTTCCTCGACCGTGACGTTGGCGCGGCGCGCGAGCCCGGGCACGCTGGTTGGGATGCAGCCCTCGGGGTCGGCGTCGAGCAGGAACGCGATCCAGACGCAGCGGATGGCGGGCGACGCGCTCGCCCATAGGCTCGAGTCGAGCAGGTCGCGGAAGATGGGTGTGTACTGATGCCTCATCGATGCGGGCCCTCCGTGGCCCGGGTGGTTTCAAAATCGAGGAACTCGAGCAGCAGCCCGGGGTTCTCGTGAATCTTCTCCAGCGCGCGCGCTTCGAGCTGCCTCACGCGCATCGGCGAGATGCGCAGCTCTCGCGCTATCTGCCGGATGGTCATGCCCTCGTTACGCAGCCAGCTCTCGGTGGTCGTCATGACTGCTCCTGGTGAGCGAGGAAGGAGGCCGCCTCGGACAGGACTCTCGCCAGCCTCGTGACCCCAGGCGTGCGGGCCCTATCCTCGTTGGCGTACTTGACGATTCGTTCCAGCAGAGCGTTCGCAGCGACGAGCTGTTTGGTGTTGCGCTGGTAGGCAGCCAAGACGCCCTTGGCGATCTGGATCGCCTGGAGGTCGCTCTCGGCGTCGGCGCGCAGAGACGCGATGGTAGAGAGGGCCTCTCGCAGCTCGGCGCGGAGCAGAGAGACGTACGGCGTCCCACACTTCAGGCAACTGGTGCTGTCGACGAACTTGTGATCGCAGTCGGTCATAGACGGGCCCTCCCTGGCCCTGGTCGCCTCCCTCATGGAGGCAGGTGTACGGTCAGGTCAGCGAGGCTTGGGTAAGCCCGCAGCAATCAGGCCCTCGAGCTGCACGGTCAGGCGCTCGGCGAGCTTCCACTTACCGGCGGCGGTCGCGTTGGCGATCGCCAGGGTCAGGTCGTGCTCGGGCCCCGGAACTTGTCCTAGGACAGTCTGGCCCACCCCCCCCCTAGGGGGTGGGCCAACCCGTAAACTGGGGCCTGCAGGGGGTCGCTTTACTGCAGGTTTTCGTGTTCCTGCATGCTCCTGCACCCCCTCCGTAGTTGTTGAAGAACTACCTGATGCAGCCTTTTTACGCTGAATTGAGATGATTTGGCCCAGTCTCTGGCCCACCTGGGGCCCTCGGCTGGGCCTCGACTCGGGCCAGAGGCACTCGTCGAGAGGGGCAAACCAGTTGCCATGCCCGAGCTCCAAAGCGTTGGTCGCGCGGCGCTTGTACCGGGCCAGCATGACGTCCGTCTCGTGCCCGGAGCGCTCCTTCACCTGGGCCTCGGTCCACCCGGAGGCGAGGGCCACGGTGACGAACGTCGCGCGCAGGTCATGGCAGCGGATGCGCCGACGGGGCTTGCCCTTGAACGGGTTCTTGCGCCCGATGCCGAGCGTCGCTCGGGTGCAGCCGGCGGTCTTCAGGTCGCGCCGGAGCTGGGATGCTCGGTCGCTGGCGGCGAGATGCGAGAAGACGAGATCGGTCGGGAGCGCGCCCTCGGGCTTCAGCCGAACGAGCATGGCGATGACGTCAGAATCCATCATCCAGAAGCGCGGGGATTCGGTCTTCGTGATGTCGAGGTTGACCGTCCCGTTCTCCAGGTCGACGTCGCCCCACGCGAGTTGCTCTGCCTCGTGTGGGCGAGTGCCGTTGCGCGTCATGAAGCCGTAGAAGGCGCGACGCTCGAGCGGGATTGCCGCGCAGCGGATGAGCGCCTCCTCCTCGTGAGGGTAGAGGTAGGTGAACATGACCGAGTGGGGGTCGCGCGCGGGGGGGATGGCGCTGCGCTTGATGGGGTTGTGGGCGATGAGCTCGAGCTCGACCGCGCCGCGCAGGACGACGTCCACCGAGCGGGCGATCTTGTTCGTCGCCGTCAGCTCCTTCGGTAGGCCCATCATGATGGCCTCGAAGTGCTTCATGGTGAAGCTGCGGACCGCGAGGTCTCCCACGTGCCGCATCACGTGCTTCTCCAGCGTCTTCTTCGTGTTGCTCGCGGTCGTGGCGCTCTGCTTACGGAAGGCCCCCGGGTAGCGCTGGTGCAGCACGCCGGTGAGCCAGAGGTCGGCGACGTCGCGGAACGTGAGCGGGCCCGAGGCAAACTTGTCCGGGTTTGCTGCGAGGTCGGCAGCGGCTCGGCAGATGCCATTGAAGACGGCGGCGCTCGGCGCCGTGGCGGCCTGCTCGAGGAAGTCGACGCAGCGAGCGGCCTGCTTCGCCTTGTCGCCCTTGTTGGCTTTGCCGATGGCGAGGAGAACCTGCCGGATGCGCCGGTCGCGCGAGCGAGCCTCATGCTCGTGCTTGACGGTGATGACCGCGCGCTTGCGCAGCCCGCCGCAACGGAAGCGGCCTTCCCAGCCGCCGGGCACCTGCACGAGCTTGGTCTCCTCGTCAACCATCGCTCAGCGCTTCTCGGATTGCCTCGACCAGCTTGGAGCAGGCCCGCGGGTGCTCGTTCTCAAGCGCCCACGCCAGGTGCTGACGGAGCGTCCCGAGCTTGTGCACCGCTGTCTTCAGCTTGGACTCGGCCTCGTCGTGGAACATCCGCCACTCTGCCGCTGCGGTGTGCCCGCTGCAGTCGTTGCACAGGGGGATGGTGACCGCCGGGGCCCGCCCGCACCGGTCGCACGTGCCGTCTCCCGGGTGCGGCACTGATGCCTCCAGCTCACGGATGCGCGCCTGGTCGCGCTGGTGCATCTCGTCGGCCATTATCACGGCCAGCTGCATGCGCAGATACTCGGGCGCGTCGAGCGCCACGACATCCTCGTAGCGAACCCACTCGCCATCGGGGTGCTCGTGGAACTCGTCTGTGCCCGCGCTATCGACCAGGCATTGGTACCGCTTCATCAGCGCCCCCTGCTCGACGAGCGAGCCATGAAGTCGGCGTACGCGCTCTCTTCGGCGTCCGTGTCGTTGGCAGCCGGGGCAGTCTTGCGCATCGGGCGGCGCCCCAGCTCCTCGGCGAGCGACTCGGGGGTGAGGTAGTACGTGCGCTTGTGCTTGGCGGCGCCCAGCTCGGTGGCTGGCACGCCCCGCGCCTCGGCCTCGGCCATCCGTCGCCGCACTGCGGCAATGTGGGTGCGCGGCCCGAGCGGCGAGAACGCCTGCTCGATCCAGCGGACGTCCACGCCCTGCATCTCGCGCTTCACGAGCACCTCGAGCCGGCGACGCAGCGCCTGCTCGCGTGCGTAATCCGCCAGCGCCTCCGGGTTACATGCGCCTACTCTCTCGTCCATTTGCCCCGAAACCTCCTGCGGCACATTAGCGCGCCGCCGTCCACCTGCGTCTACGTATAGACGCGGGGTGACGATAATGTATAGGGTGCGTGGCGCGAGCCGCCCCAAATCGGTACGCGCATGGACGGGGGCAGGGGGTCGCGGGGTACCGAGGTGGGCAAGCCGTGGAGTTGCAGTCATAGCGAACACGTCCTAACATGCACGGACTTGTCCACAAGCACAACGACTAGGAGAACGCATTCATGCCCCCCAGGATTCCGGAGCTGACGTTGCGACAGGAAGAGGCGCTGCGCGTCTACAGAAGGATGACGGAGAAGAACGATGGCATCACCCCTACGGTGCGCGAGTTTGCCGAGAAGCTCGGCGGCAGCCGCACGGCTGCGCACCAGCTGCTCATGCACCTGCGAGAGAAAGGCTACCTGAAGATGCCCCCCATCACCCAGACCCGCATTCGCTTCACGGCGAAGGGAAAGAAGGCCGTGTGAATCGAGGCGAGCGCAGGGCGATGGCGAGCGAGATGCGCAAGCAGGCGCCGGCCTGGCCTGCTCATCTCGTCGAGGTGCCCGAGTACGAATGGCCCCAGCGTGGCCCGGAGACGACAGAGTATCCGACGGGCGTGTGGAGGAGTAGGCGCTTCCTGGTTCTGGCTTACGACGCGCCCGCGCTCAATGGGGTGAAGGTGCGGCGGCTCACGGTCAACCGAGTCACCATTCGCGGAGATGGGCACTGGGAGCAGGATATCCCGTGGGAGGACCTGCAGAGCTGCAAGCGGGAGACGGGGCACGGTGACTGGTACGCGGTGGAGGTCTACCCGCGCGACCGTGACATCGTCCGCATCGCCAACATGCGGCATCTTTGGATGCTCGCCGAGCCGCTCGCCCTGGGTTGGTTCGCTGGCGCAGAGGGCCCGTAGTATGATGGCCGGGTGGAATACCTCCTCGCCCAGCTCGACCCTCACTACGCCTGGGCGCCGGCTGCGGCCTTGCTCGGGCTGCTCGCGGCGCTCGTCGCCGTCATCAACTGGCAGGGGCGCAAGCTCAGCAAGCACGACGAGCTCATCGCGCTGCTCGACGTGCGCGTCGGCAACATTCACCGCAGCCGGGAGGCGACCCGGGTCCGACGCATGCAGAACCCGCTCGTGCCGCCGCCGCTGCCGCCGCGAGCGCCGACCATCGACGCGACGGACTGGCGCGACGATGACCAGCCGACAGAAGACCTGAGCCTGAGAAACACCGTGCGATATCCGCTCGGTGAGCCACCAAGAGAGGGAGACGAATGACGACGACCGATTACAACGCTCTCGTTGAGGCCGAGATCGAGCGATGCTCGCGGCAATGGGAAAAGACCGAAGACCGCCTCATCGGGGAGATCGAGAAATGGCGGGGACGCGTCCGAGAGCTGGAGCTCATTGCTGCCGGCGTCGAGGCCGAGGTGCCGTGGTTCATCAAAGACTTCCACGTGCTCTATCGGGCGGCACTCGACGTCAGCGAGTCGATTGTCGAGCCAGACCGGGAGACCCCATCGCAGCGGCACCTGCGTGCGCAGCTTGCCAGGCTGCGCCCCGCGTTCGGCATTGTCGAAGAGATGCGCAAGCGTGAAGGAGCGGGGGGCCAGTGACACCGACCGTGGTTATGCAAGCGATGCTGGGGGAGGACAGCTACCGAGACGTCGTCTCGGTGCTCGAGGGCCTCGAGCGCCTGGCCAGCAGGGGCACGATAGGGCTCGAGCTGCACGACGCATTCATCGAAGTGCTCGCCGACGACCTCGTCTCCCAGCAGATAGCGAACGACATTGCCCGAGGGGTCTTGCCGGAGGACGGCGCCTGCGCCGATACTGCGCGATCGGAGGCAACATGCAACGACTCAAGCTCAGACTGATATACGCCCTGGGCATGCTGACGCCGCTCGGGTGGGCAGCGCGGCACATCGACCAGCTCGACGCCGACACGGCGCTCGCGCTCAAGCACCTGTTTTCCTGAACCGTTAACCCGTTACCAGAGAGGAAACGAACGTGAATGGCCCCCCCCCCCCCTCGAATGGAAAGCTGACAGCGAGCATAGGCGAGGCGCTCGCTTCGAAGTCGTCCGAGAGCACGTTGCTCAGTCGTCCAACGCCAGAGCCCGCCCGGCCTTCGCCGCCCTCATCACGGCCGTCGCGGATGCCCATCTATCCACGCCAGGCGCCAACCCAGCTGCACGCGCTCCCGCCGCCGTCGGGGCCCGATAGGTCACTGGTGGCGAGCGAAGAGACCAAGCGGAAGAGAAAGCGCCGCACCTTCCTGCCGCCAGCGGAGAAGGCTGCAGCGGTGCAGCGTGTGCTGGCGGGGGAGACGGCTGTTCGGGTCGCCGATGACTTTGGCGTAAGCGCCGGCAACCTGTGCAGGATAGTCAGAGAGGCGAAGGAAGCCGCTTCGCGCGAGACCTCGAAGAAGTTCGAGGCAAACGATATCCAGAAGGTTTCTACGGAGCTTGCCGAGGCATTGAATCTGCAGCGCGCAGCGACCGAGCGCGTGAAGGTGCTCAAGGCGAAGCTGCGCGTGCTATTGGGAGACGAATGACATGAGCGACGACGAACGAGAGCTGACCGTGGACGAGCTCGACGTGGAGGGAGAGAACCAACGGCTCATGTTCTACATGGGCGCCGCGTACATGGCGCTGACGGCGGGCAACGGGCAGCGTGTCCTGACATCGGACGCGCTCTGGAAGCTCATCCCGTACATCAAGGCGCTGGCGGTGCTGGCGGAGGAGAACCCCGGGCGCACGCGCCAGCTCTGGGCCCAGACGCTGGGCGAGCCGATGCCGTTCGGGGGCGCCCCGGTGGGCATGCCGAAGGTGAAGCGATGAGCGACGAGCGACCGCGCTATCTCGGAGACGCCGTCTATGCGACGTATGACGGGCACCACATCTGGGTAAAGACCAGCTCGCACAAGACGAGCGACGCGACGAACCTCATCGGGCTCGACCCGGACGTGTTCAGCGCGCTGGTGAAGTATGGGCGCGACATCACGGAGTCAGCGCCGAAGGAGGAGGGGTGAGCGGCACCCACGGCGAGCCGCCCCCGCCGCATCGTCACGAGATTATGGCGGTGCGGGAGATGCGGGTGCCTTACTACCGCTATCGCGTCGAAGAGGAGGACCCCGACTTCATGCGGCGCGTCGTCTTGGTGGCGGGCGCAATCGGCGACTACACGGTGTATGAAGGCATCGGCCCCGCCGAGTGGGTGAGGGACTACGGCAACAAGCTGCCCTGGCCATTCGCACAAGTATGGTTCCCCTGGCTCGAAGAGCGGCTCTATCGCGAATAGGAGAGAATGAATGGAAGGACTGAACCGCGTAATGTTGATGGGCAATCTCGGAGCCGATCCGGACCTACGCATGACGGGACACGGGCAAGCCGTGCTCAACATCCGTCTGGCGTGCAGCGAGACCTACCAGGACAAGGACAAGCAGCGGCAGGAGCGCACCGAGTGGGTGAGCGTCGTCGTCTGGAATAAGCGCGCCGAGGGGCTCGCGAAGATATTGAAGAAGGGCGATCGCATCTTCGTCGAGGGCGGCATGCGCACCTCGAGCTACGAGAAGGACGGCGAGAAGCGCTACAAGACCGAGGTGGTCGCGTCGCAGGTGCTCTTGCAGGGCTCGGCGGGCGGCAAGCGCGAGAAGCAGGCGGAGCCTGAGCCCGCGGGGAGTAGCTTTGGTGACGGCTTCGACGACATCCCGTTCTAAGAAGCGCTGTCGCATCTGTAAGGAGCCCGGTGCCGATGGGCACACCTGCTCATTCGAGAGCTACCTGCGTAATAATCCCGAGTTCGCGGCAGAGCTGGCGAATGGAAAGGACACACGAGATGAAAACGGTGTATGAGCGCAAGGTCGGGGCATTCGAATTGGCGGTGGGCGTAGCAGTGGTGGAGCTGGTGGCGGGGTCGGGGTTACGTGCGGTGTTGTTCGGAGCGGTCGCCATCGGCCTCTACTACGCCAAGAGCCACTTCAAAGGGGAGTTCTCACTCGCAGACCTGCGAGGGTTACTGAAAGGAAACGAACGATGAGCCAGCTGGAATTGAACAAGGGCGACAACTTCATCTTTCTGTTCGACGTGTCGGGCAGCATGAGCGCGGCAGACACGCCGAGCGGCGCGAGCCGCATCGATTACCTGAAAGAGAAGCTCACCACATTCGTGGAAGAGGCGGGCAAGTACGACGACGATGGGATCGACCTCATCACGTTCGGGCACGCAGTGACGGTGCAACCAAAGCTCACGCCATCGAACGCCAAGAGCGTGATAGCGCTGCTCAAGGCGAACGAGAGCGCGACGGCGACCGACAAGGCGATCCAGAAGGCCTACGACACGCACAAGGCGGGCGGCTACGCGCAAACGGTCGTGTTCGTCGCGACCGATGGCGCGCCGAGTGACCAGGATGCGGTACGGAACGTCATTCGCACGATCGCGAGCGACATCAAAGACGAGCACGAGTTCGCGATCTCGTTCCTGCTGGTGGGCAAGGATGCGGGTATCCGCGCGTTCACGAGCGAGCTGGACGACAACCTGAAAGCGAAGCACGACATCGTGGACGTGAAAGAGCTGGACGAGGTCGACTTCATCGGCGCGTTCGCTGGCGCCCTGCACGACTGAGCTTCAAGCGCCGGACAGGCTCGCGAGAGCTTGAGCTTTGGGAGCATGTCCACCGGCGGCGGCTCCCCGCCAACCCACGGTTGTAAGCGGGCCATGGTGCCACGAAGGTCCGTAGTGGGGAAATGCGGTGGCAGCGACGGTGTGCCCGCCCGGTTGGAGCCTAGGAGGCCTCGGCATCGTTCGAGGATACGGGGCATACGGCGGGCGGGCACACGGCTATCCAACGACTTGCCAGCGCCCTGACCGGACGAGAACGGGCTCGTCCCGAACGAGCCCGAGCCGTTCGAGCTCGTCCAGGTGCTTTTTGGCCGCCTGTCGGGTGATACCCAGCCGATCGCCGATGGCTTGGCAGCTGGGCGGCCCGTGGCTCGTGGTGGAGAGCGTCCGGACGGCACGCAGGACGTCCGCTTGGCGGGGCGTGAGGGTCATGACGCCACCGGCGGCTCGAGGCGCGGGCTGAGGCACGAAACCTCGTCCGGGGAATGCTGCCGCGCGTTGCCAGTGACGAGCCACACCCCGCCCTCGTCGGTATTGCACCAGCGGAGCACGTCTACCCGCACCTTCCCCTTCGCGCGGACGAGCCCCCAGTAGAAGCCGTTTTCGCGCTTCATGACGCCAGCCACCACACGAGCAAGCCGAGGGGAGCCACGAACACGGCCAGCATGATGGCGAGCCAGCACAGGGTCGCCAGGGTCACGACGTAGCCGACGGCGGCCCCAGCCGCATCGCCCGGCGAAAAGGGCTCTGAGGGGCGGCCAGGGGCCTTGGCGGACCCGAAGTCCACGTGGAAGGCGTTCCAGAGAACGAGGGCGACCCCCGCGAGTAGGGCAATGTGGCAGAGAATCGGGTCGATCATTACGGGAGCCTCTCGTATGCCGCGTCGCGCAACGCTTCGAGCTCGCGAAAGAAGGCATCCTGATCGCGAACCTGGTCGCGAATCGAGTAATGCGTCACTTGCGGCTCCCCTTCTCTGCGAGCTGGGCAGCAGAGGTGTGGTAGGCGGCACGGACGGTGCGGTCGACCTTGCCGATACCGGCGGTGATGGTGTCCAAGCCGACGGCTTGTGCGAGCAGGCAGGCGAGTATTCCAGCGATGAAACGAATCATGGGTAGCTCCTATGCGGCGTGATTGCCGGCGGGGCTCGCTACCGTAGTGGCGAGCCGAACCGGTATCAGGCGACCTTGCGGCGGTTGAGCTGGGGCGCGTTGGCAAAGTAGACGCGGCCCTGTAGGAGGCGCGCGACGCGGTCCAGCGTGCCGTACGTCGCGCCGGCAATGTGCAGCGTGTAGCGAATCGAGAGGACGGTGGACCCTCCGAGCCGTTCGACGTCACAGCCCTGGTAGGCGCCACTCGCGTCGATGCTCATGGTGTCGTCCGAGCGTTGCCAGCAGGTCTCGTGGCTCGCGCAATTCTGCGAATCGAGGAAGGCAAGCGCGTCGCGCAAGGTCCAGTCGAACCGCCCGGCGCGGCTCATGCGGATGTTGCGGTCAATGATGCGCTTGCCGCCGCGTGCATAGGAGCGGCGCGCCTCAGTGCCCGGCTGAATGTAGCCGTTGTCGGCCGTGTCGCCGTCGACGACAGATGCCTCAGTGACGATATCGTAGGTAACAGAAACGCGAATCATGATGGCAACTCCTATGTCGGCTGAAGTGCCGCACCGGACCGCGATTGCTCGCGAGCCGGAACGGGACTTCAGCTCTCGTCGCCAAAGCGATGCATGCGTGCGTATCCGAGGTATTCAGCGTGGCTCTCAGCCCACAACCGTTGCGCCGTGGTGTAGCCGTCGAAGTAGTCCGGGTCGGTGTCGCCCGGCTTGAGCGAGAGGAAGCCGAGCAGGCCAGCGACCGTCGCGTCAGAGTCGTCGGCGTGCATCGGCGAGCCGCTGTAGTCGTCGCCCTCGAAGAGCACCGTGTACGGCTTGCGACCACTCTCCGGTGCCTTGCACTTGAGCGTGTAGGCGATGCGAGTCTGACCGCGCGAGTCGACTTGGCTGGTCGCGCGCATGGTGAGCGTATAGCGATAGCCGTCGTCGGCAGAGAGGCGGATGGTTCGAAGGTGGTCGGTCATTGGGTAACTCCGGTCGGCTGTAGGGTTTGAGGTACCCCTTATTCCCGATGGGGAATGCGGGGAATTGGACTGCGGGTCGGACTGGCTGAATGAGGGAGTGATTCGTTGGGCCCCCACCTCGTCGAGCTGCTTGCCGCGCGCTGCGTTCAGTAACCTTACCCCGTAACCCTGTCAGATGCACCCCGATCCAGCAGGGCCATGCGAGATAAGCCGCCGTAATGATACAGCTATCTGCGCAGTGGCAGCTGTTCAGCGGCGCGCCTGCCACTGCGCAGCTGGCACTGAACGCGCGCACTGCTGCTCGGCCGCTACTGCACGCGCGCTACTGAACGGAGCGTGACGCTCCTCAGCTGTTCAGTGCTGCCTGTTCACTGAACAGACGAAGGGCCGGGTACCCCCTGGGGGCGGCGGCCGGGGGAGAGAGGACGCACCACCCGAGCCCATCGATTGAATTATTTCTGATCGGACTCCATTGGCCGAACCGATAGCCATGCCGGAAAGACCGCGTCGTCGCCGAGGCCGTCGTCATCCCCGATAGCCGCCGTGAACGCCTCGACCCACCGAGCGTGCTGCCGCACCCGCCGTGCCTGCCGCTTGAGCCGCTTCGCCTTGCCGCCAATGGTCTTGCTCATCAGTCCTCCACCCCAGCCCACCCATCTGAATTATTTTGATTAAACCCCGTGGGCCGGATTCAGCCCCACACCAGATGCCCGACGAGCTGCGTCGCCGCACAGATGAACCAGAGCCACGCCCACCCACGGTAGCGGCGAGCATCGGCGCGATTCTCGTCGCTCAGCTCCCTCTGCATCCGCCAGAGCTTCTCCCAACTCGGCTCGGGGGTGACGTTCCCGTACTGCGTACTGCTCAGTGTCCCGGGCGGAGCGTTCCTCAGCCCCTCGTAATAGCGCCTCTGCGCCTCCGCCATCTCGTCGTCGCTCACGCTCACCCCTGCCTCCCCAGCAGGTCGAGGAATGCGCCGCCGCCTTCCAGGCGGACCCACCGCGCCATCAGCGCCTGCAATAGCACCACCCGCGCCATGTCGAGACCGAGCTCGGCCTCGTACGCCTCGACCGCTGCCCGCATCTCCCGCATCCCGTCACAGAGGCCGCACGTGCAGGTCTCGTAGTCCCGCCGCTCCTCCTCGCTCAGGCTGCGCTCGTAGCCGTCGATGGCGCTCCGCTGGAAGACCAGGAACCGCGCGAGCGCTCGATCGGGCCGGGTCACTGCGGCTCCGCGTCGAACTCGTGCACCTCGATGTTCGTCAGCTTCTCGACGTCATCGGTCATCACCGCCGCCAGGTCGTGTGCTTTGCCCGTCGGCAGCGCCTTGACGAAAGCCACCCAGGCCTTGAACGGCTCGCAAAGCGGGAACTCGTGGATGCGCGTCTCGCGCCCATCCCCGATGGTCACCGCAATCCGCAATCCGCAGTCCTCGCAGAGCACCGCGCGCGCGCTGTCGCACTTGAACCGGTTCCGAAACCTCATCCTCGCCTCCCCGTAGTAGGTAGGGGTGTTGTTCCCGACGAGCCATCTCGCGGTGCTGCGCCGAGCCCCGGGACTACGGCGGCCCTTTCGAGCGGCATGGCCAGGCACCCCATGCCTCGACCACTACCGGATCCGACCGGAGTTCGGTAGCTGAACGGGTGGCTACCCAAAGAGCCAGGAATACACAGCCCCGGCGTTTCCCCGATTCCGCCTTCCGGGGCACTCACTGCGTTCGCACGCCCCGGGGGCTTACGGGGGGAAACGTGTAGGTGTCAAGGGGGTCTGGGTGCGCCTCTGTTCAGTACCACCCCGTCCTCGCCGCTTCCCGAATCTCCTCGCACAGCTTCAGCACCAACTGCAGCTCTTGCTCCGCCGCGCCCCGCTCGGGACACGTCGCGGCATCCGGTCCCAGCTTTTCGAGCCGCTTCCGAACGAAGCCGCCGATCTCCTCCGCGGCCCGCTCCGAGCCGACCTGCCCCATGATGCTCATCCCTCCCCCGTTACACCATCCGGTCCGGCCTCGGGTAGCTGCGCGCCTGACACTGGACCCCCGATCAGCTGCGCCAGCCGCCCGAGCGCGCGCGCCTGCTCCCTCGCCGCCCGCTCCCGCTCCGTCCTCCGCCTCCCCGCCGCGACCCGCTTCGCCCGCTCCTCCACCCAGTCCCTCCCCTTCTGGTACACCGCGCCCTGCTTGGCTCGGAAATGCTCGATGATTTGCCGCGCCGCGCTTCGGGTCACCCACACGACCTCCGTCTCCCGCCGGTTCTTCATCATCAGCCGCACCCAGCGCGCGATCTGCTTGCGCCGCGCGTAGATGCAGACCTCCTCGGTGCTCACGCGCAGGAAAACCGCCAAGTCGGAGGCGAAATAACGCTCGTATTCCCGCGGTTTGCTCGCCGTAGCGGGTACTGAACGGGTGTCACTGGCCGGATGGCGTGTCATATTGGGTCCTCATGAAGGGGCTCGCCCGCATTCCCATCGCCCAACACCGCGATCCGGACGCCATCGCCGAGCGCCTCGCCCGCATCGCCGAGGTCGAGGACGAGGTCTTCCAAACCAGCGCCGCCGTCGCGCAAGCCACGCTCGATTTTCACCTCGTCACGCCCGATCAGCAAGAGCCCCCGCCCGAATGGGTCGCCGAGTACGGCGAAAGCGCCGCCCGCCAGCGCCTGGCCGTCGCCAAATCCGGCTGGATGCCGCAATCGGTCGCCCCCTCCGCCGTCGGCCACGCTTTTCGGGTCGTGACGGGCATCGCGAAGGCTCGCCGCCAGGGCCCCCAGTCCTTCGGCCCCGCCGAAATCAACGTGACCCTCAAGCTCCCCGTGCCCACCAGCGCCGGACAGCCCGGAGCCCCCGAATACCCCTCGAAGGAGGTCGAATGAGTCGACGCCTCCGAGCCCTGCACGAAGCAGGGCACGCCGTGGTCGGCAAAGCGCTCGGGCACGAGGTCTACCGAGTTCACATCGGGGACGACGGCGACTATTGCGACGGCGGGTACGTGAGCGCTACGCCGGAGGGCGATCCGCCGGGCCAGCGTAGGCGAGCGCTCATTGCGCTGGGCGGTTACTTCGCAACTGCCATCTACGGTCAGGGTCAAGGGTTTGACGTGTCCGACTGGGAGGTGGCGTCGGGGGACTGGGAGGAGTTCGAACGGCAACGCGACGGGCGGTCGTTTCGCCACGCGCGCCGTATCGTGACAGGCATCCTGCGCGAGAGACGCGATGAGCTGCTCGCGCTGGCCGCGCGAGTGGAGACCGAGGGCGACGTGGTCATTGACCCGCACCCGAGTGAATACGCCGAGTTCCTGGAAGAGCCCGAAGCTCAGGCGGCGCTCACATGAGCCTCCTCATCGGGACGCCGATGATCCGCCAGGACGACGGGATGCTCGGGGTCGTGGAGATGACGAGCCCGCCCGGCATCGAGCGGTTCAGCGAGGCGCGCATCGTCTACTACGATCGGGGCGAGCGGCGCGTCGCGAGCAAGCTCGAAAAGTGGGACGTGCGCCAGGAGCCCGGCGCTCGCATGCGCGCCGAGGAGATGCTGCTCGTCGCCTACGCCGCCGACCGCCAGCTCGAGGCCATCGACAAGCACCAGCCCGACCGGCACTGGGAGCCGCTCTCCGAGCGCCGCTCCATCCACGAGCTCGGCCTCGTCAACACCATCACCGAGTACCTGCGTAAACGCGCATGAGCGTCGCTCTCGACCGGTCAGTTTACGAGCCGAGCGAGTGGGGCGCGCGCTTTCACCAGTCGACCGCGAACGAGGTGCTCGGGGGCGGCGCCGCCGGCATGGGCAAGAGCATCGCGCTCTTGTGGGATCCCATCGTCAACCAAGCAGTGGTGGAGCACGCGCGCTGCACGGGGCAGCTCATGGACCAGCTTCCCGAGTGGCTCGCGACCCTCTGCCGCGCTCACCCCATCCGCAAGGGCGAGAGCGAGGGGCACGCGCTCCACATGCGCCGCACCATGCCGCAGCTGCTCGAAACCATCGACCGCTCGCTCCGCATGTTCCCCAAGTTCGACCCCGGCGCGGAATACTCGAAGGAGTATCACCGGTGGACCTTCACGAGCGGCTACAAGTACACCTTCGGCCACTGTCGCGAGAGCAACAGCCACAAGGACTACCTCTCGAAGCAGTACACGGAATTGCTGCTGGATGAAGCGAGCCAATTCGAGAAGGAGCAGTTCGACGAGCTCGACGGCCGCGTCCGAAGCGGCGATCCGGTGCTCAAGCGGCTGCGGCGCACGCGGCTTTGCTCGAACCCCGCGCCGGGCTGGCTGAAGGACTACTTCGTCACGCCCGAGCCCAAGGGCAACGTGCTGCTCAAGCGCAAGGTCGTCGATCCGCTCACCGGCGAGTGGGAATGGAAGACGCGGCTGTTTCTGCCCGCGCGCCTCGACGACAACCCCGACAAGGCCTTCGTCAAGGACTACAAGTTCAAGCTCCTCTCCAAGCCCTCGCACATGCGAGCCCGTTACCTCTACGGCGACTGGGACAGCATGGAGGGCGGCTACTTCGAGGACGACTGGAACCCGGGCATCCACGTCATCGAGCCGTTCAAGATACCGCGCGAGTGGCCGAAGTTCCGCGCGATGGACTGGGGCTACAAGGCGCCCGGCACGGTGCTCTACCTCGCGCTCTCGCCGGATGATACCCTGTATGTGTTCTACGAGTTCAACTTCCGCCTCATGAAGGACGAGGAGGTCGCCAAGCGCCTCATCGAGATCGAGGAGAAGTTCGGGTTCTGGGACAAGCGCCGGAGGCGTAGCCGCCTCACGGGTGTTGCCGACACGCAACTCTGGGAGGAGCGCGGCGACAGCGGCAAGAGCAAGGCCGCCGTCTTCGGCGATCACGGCATCTACTGGCAGCCCGCCGACAAGGCCTCCATTGCGCGCAACGCCGAGCGCATCACCGAGCGGCTCCGTGACCACGACGACAAGCGCTGCCCCGCGCTGCTCGTGTTCGACGGCTGCAAGAAGACGCGCGAGATGTTCTCGACCATCCAGGTCGATGAGAACGACTCGACCGTGCCCGACAAGGGCAGCAGCCTGAAGCACTGGCTCGACGCCCTCGGCTACGGCACGGCGCGCGCGAGCCGCGGCCGCAGCAGCATCCACATGGAGCTACACGACCGCGACATCGCCGAGAACGACAACGACGAGGAGCCTCTGCCCAAAGCGGGCGGCTTCGGATATGGAGGCTGAGCTATGAAACTCTCTACCGGAATCATCATGGGAAGAAGCGTAGAGGCATGGAAGGCCGCGCAGGAAGAGGAGCAGCGCCAGAGCATCGACCTGTACGCTCGCCTGCAGCGCCTGAACGAGATCCAGGCTGAGTTTCAGCGCCTGCGCGACGCGCACGTGCAGCTCGCCGCCGACCTCCAGGCGTTCGGGCAGTCGCTGGGCTTCCTCGGCGGCTCCGATGAGAAGGACGCGCCCCATGCCCCGTGACAGAGAAGACCGCGACGGGGAGGGCCCCGCGAACGACAACGACGCAGAGTCGTTGTTCGAGCTCGGCCAGGACGCGCCGACCGAGGGAGACTTCGAGTACAAGGAAGACGAGGTCAATCTCGTCCAGGCCTTCAAGGCGCACCCCGAGGGGCGCGCTGCGCTGCGCCGGCTGAGCGAGAAGTGCCTCGGCGACTTCGAGGGGGCGTGGGAGGCGACCGACAAGTTCCGCAAGAACATGGCGGACATCTGGAAGCTGTTCAGCGGCGTGCTCGATCCGAAGGCGCCGCCCTTCGAGAACATGGCGAACGCGCACGTACCCATCCTGATGGAGAACACCATCCGGATGGCACACAGGCAGGCCTATGAGTTGTTCGGAAACTGGACTCAGGTTTTCGGTGTCACTCCGATCGGCCCGGACGACGAGCGAACTGCCAAGCTTCTCTCCCTCCACGGCAATTGGCAGATCCGAAAGCGTATCAAGGATTTCAAACGGCAAGTCGGTCATCGAGGTCTTCTCATCTTCGACCTTTTCGGCGACGTCACTTGTCACTCCTACTGGGACCCTCAGCGTCGTTCGAACCGTCACGAGATCCTGACCGCGAACGAGTTCGTGTGCGCCAACACGCACGTCTCCACGATGCCCGACTACTCCGACACGTCGTGGGTCGCGAAGGTGCTGCACATGGACGCCCACGAGCTGCGCAAGATGGAGGGCACGTGGGAGGACCTCGACACGACGCTCAAGCAGCTGCCGCCCGCGTGGGATGAGGGCACCATCACGAACGAGCTGCGTGACATGGTCGACAAGAGCCTCGGCATCGACTCGACCGCCTACCAGAAGGGCCAGTACCGCCTCGTGCAGTACGAGGGCTGGCTGAACCTGCCGGGCCAGGAGCGCGACCGCTACTGCAAGGTCGTCATCGACCTGCAGACGAACGCCGTGCTCTCGCTCGCGATTCACGAGCGAGTCGACCCCTACGAGAAGCGCCGCTTCGAGTTCCAGCAGCAGGAGCTGCAGAAGTTCCAGGCGGGCATGGCGGAGATTCAGGCTTACCAGCAGGAGCTGCAGCAGGCCCAGCAGAGCGCGCTCTCGCTCGCGCAGGAGCTGCCGCCCGACGGCGACGGGCCCGCCCAGGCCATCATCATGGCGCGCTCGCTCGAGGACCTGCCTCCCCCGCCCGAGCCCGTGATGCCGGACTGGATGCTCGGTAACCCCGAGGCCCAGCCCGAGCCGCCCAATACCGTGCCCATCCGCATGTTCGCGCACGGCGTCAACATCGAGCCCTTGCAGGGCGTGATTGGCCTGGGCACTGGCTCGATCCACGCGGCGCAGAACAAGGCCGCCAACATCGCCCTGAGCGCGTTCATCGACCAAGCGACGCTCAACAACATGAAGAACTTCATCGTGAAGGGCGAGCTGAACTTCGGCGGAACGGGCGACAAGATATCGCTCGGGCCGGGCAAGATCCACAAGGTCCAGAACGCGGTGGATCTGTCGAAGGACATCATCCCGCTGCAGTTCGGCGAGGCCAACCAGCAGTTCCTGCAGCTCATCGAGATGCTGGTGCGCTTCGGCAACACCGTGAGCAACACCCCCGAGGTGCTCTCCGGCGAGAGCGGCAAGAGCGGGGAGACCGCGCAGGGCCTCTCCGCGCGCATCGAGCAAGCGACGAAGATGCTGAGCGTGCCCACGGGCAAGTACGCCGACTTCCTCACGCAGATTCTGGAGAACAACGCCTCGCTGAACGCCATCTTCCTCGAAGACTCGGAGTTCTTCAGCGTCAACAACCACGACCCGATGCTGGGCGAGACGGGGCGGCAGACCTTCAGCGTCGGGCGCGAGATGTACGACCGCCCCTACGACGTCGAGATATCCGCCGACCTGAAGTTCACGAGCACCGCCCAGCGCGTCAGCGAGGCGGACGCGCTCGTGCAGATGCCGAACGCCGTGCCCGAGCTGGCGCAGAACCTCGCCTTCAAGCACGCGACCATTGCCAAGAGCTTCGAGGCGCGCAACCGCTACGACCTCATCGCGCTGCTCGGCGCCCCGCCGCCGCCGCCGCAGATGTTCGGCATGCCGACGAGCCCGCCCGCGCCGCCGCCAGGCATGGCGCCGCCGCCAGGCCCCGGGGGGCCGCCTCCGCAGGGAGGCGCCCCGCCTCCGCAGCAGAAGCCGCCCGCCAACAACCAGCAACAGGGAGCCGCATGAACACCATCACTTATCCCGACACCAACTACGTCACCGTCGCCCCGCAGCCCATCTTCTTCGTCGAAGCCGTGCCGGGCGGCTTCATCGTCAACCTGGGGGGCCAGCGCCAGGTCGCGCGCAACGTGCACGCCGTCGCCCGTCTCCTTCGCGAGTGGGCGCCGAAACCCGAGGCGAAGCCCGAGTCGTGACGTGCAGGAGCTTCAGCTCCTCAGTCAGTACCTCATCCGCCTCCGGCAGGAGCGGCTGCAGCAGGGGCACGCCACCGCGCTCGTCGCGCAGCAGCCGAGCGATCTCGTCGGCATCGTCGCTCGCGCTCACGAGGCCGAGCTGGTCAGCCGCATCCTCCTGGCCCTGAAGGACCTCGAAAAGGATCCCGGACTCTTCATCCGCACACACCTGAACACGCTATGAAAGACCCGAACAAGCACTACGTCATCGTGGACATCGGGCAGGTCGAGGAATACCTGCTGCGCGGCTTCGCGCGCTCGACGGAGGACATTCGCGAGCACCTGCCGCCCCTCGCCCCAGATCCGGGAACGCTCGGGCTGGTGTTGATGGAGACGGGTAAGGCTGCGTTCGAAGAGTCGCAGGCGCCGCCCGTGCGGTACGCGGTCGACCGAGACTTCTTCACCTATCTGCGCGGCGTCTCCGTTGCGAAGCTCGACGTGCTCGCGAAGGACGAGGAGAGCGAGCACCACACGTTCGTCGCGAAGGGCGATGGCGCTACGCGCGTTTCGACAGACGAGATGTTCGAAACACGGCGCGAGGCTGTCGCCGCCGCCGCGCCCGGCATCCGCGAGGAGATCGAGGCGCACCGGGACGCGGCCGACAACCTAGAGGCCTACCTGAAGGAATACGACCTATGAATGGCAAACCCATCTACAGCTTTCCAGAGCCCGAGAAGAAGACGGCTTGGCAGGAGGGCGACCGCAAGGAGCCGGCCGTCGCGCTCGTCGACCACGAGTTCCTGGACGCCCAGCGTCGCACCGCTCTCATCAAAGAACGGATGAGCCCGGCGGGCGCGCTCCGCCTCCCCCCGCTGCTCGAGGCGCACCGGCTCAAATACGGCATCCCCGATGGCGCGTTCGCGAGCCAGGCGCTGTTCGACCGCATCCACGTCTTCCCCATCGACGCCGACGATGGCGACAAGGCCGAGAAGACCACGGGTGGCATCTACAAGCCGACCACCACCAAGCTTCGCGACAAGCAGGAGGGCAGCCGCGGCGTGCTCGTCAGCGCGGGGCTCACCGCCATGGACCGCCTGATGAGTCACGGCGTCGAGCTGGGCGACGTGGTGATCACGAACAAGAACGTGCCGTTCGCGCGGCGGTGTGAGGAGCTGAGCAACTTCACGATGTTCTATCTCGTGATGCGCGAGGCTGACCTCGCCAGCTCGGAGTCGCTCATGGAGCGCATCCGCGCGGGCCGACGGCGCATCGTAGAGGTAGGCGACGAGACGGGCTATCAGCACCAAGTCGCCTTCGACGATGACGGGGCATGGTCAACGCGGAAGAAGCTGTCGGTCTATTTGAACGACGCTTGGTGAGGAGCAGACGATGAGCAGCAATTTCATGCAAGGCAGCGGCAACGACGCGATCAGCGTCCCGTTCAGCGATGACGAGGTCGTCAAAGACGAGGAGCTGATCACCGACGCCGACAAGCCCGGCGAGAGCCCCGAGGAGCGCAAGAACCGCAAGCAGAAGCGGCAGGAGCGGCTGCAGACCAAGCTGCAGGCGGGCAAGAAAGCCGAGGAGGAGCTGGCCGCCGAGCGCGCCGAGAAGCAGGAGCTACGCGAGCGGCTCGCGCGCCTCGAGGGCGTGGTGAGCGCGCGGCAGCAGCCCGCGAACGACGGTAAGGACCCCTTCGAGGCCGAGCTCGACGCCATCTACGAGGAGCAGCAGAGCGCCTACTCCGCAGCCCAGGCGGAGGTCGCCGCCGGCAAGCTCGACGCCAAACGCGCCCAGCACTACGAGCGCATCGCGCGCGACATCGAGACGCGAAAGAGCCGGGTCCACGCCCGCCGCGAGATCGCCCAGACCGAGCCCGTGCGCCAGCAGAACCAGGCCCAGCAGGTCTGGGTGCAGAAGCACCCGGAGGTCTACGGCAACCCGCGCGCCTTCCAGTACGCCCAGGGTCGCTACCAGACGCGGCTCGCGCTCGGCGAGACGATCACGAACGCGACGGTGGATGAAATCATGGAGGAGACGAAGGCGCAGTTCAAGCTGGGGAGCAAGCCGGCGGCGACCCCGAGCGAGCGCTCGCGCTTCGGCGGCGTGCCCTCGAGCGGAGGCGGCGGCGCGCGCTCGACCGAGCCCGTCACGCTCTCGCGCGAGATACGCCGCATGGCGATCGCCGCCTACGACCACCTCCCCGAGGACGAGGCGATCAAGGCGTGGACGAACAAGACGGGCAAGCGCATGCGCGAGAAGAAGATGCTGTAGTCGAGGCGCCATGAGCTACCGAACCATCGGGAGTTGCTCGCTTTGCGGCGGGCCCGTACGCGTGCCCATCGTGTGGGCGAGCATCTTCCCGCCGACGGCGGAGTGCTTCGACTGCCACGCGCTCGGCGAAGGCAACGGCCCCGTCATCCCGATGAAGGCGGCGCCGCCGGTTCGCACCTACACGGACACCATTGGCGACAGCATCGTGCCGCCGAAGCGTGAGTGACTTGACCGACGAATAATATTCTGCTTCCCTGTTTCTCGTCATCTTCGTGATGTCCGACGGCGGACATCTCCCGGCGAGCTCCACGTTCCCCCGTGGCCTCCGTCTGAACCAAGCGGGTCAGCGGAGCAGTGAGTGCCGGAGCAGGCAGAGCAGCAGAACAAGCGCGTCCGTCGTGAGGACCCGCCGCCCCGTCCCGTCGAGCAGACGGCGAACCGTGGCTTCCTCGAGGGCAGCGACCCGAGCAAGCACTACGTGTGGGTGGCCGAGGTAAACGACCCGACCATCAACCCCGCCTACTACAAGCAGGTTCTCGGCTACAAGGTCTGTCAGTTCGACGCGAACGACGACGCCAAGCCCGCGCTCGGGTGGAACGAGTACAAGCAGGGCGACCCGATCCGCAGCATGGGGATGGTGCTGATGGAGTGCCCGCTCGAGCAGAAGCTCGCGAGCGACCGCATCGGCTGGGACAAGGCCGACCGCATCCAGGAGACGATCCGCAATCGCGAGGTCGATCCGCTCACCGACGACGAGCGCCGCGCCTTCCGCGGCATCACGACCACGCGCGCCCGCGATGACGACCGCAAACGGTGGGAGTTCTGACCCCACGTCAGTGACCTTTTTAAGGATCGAGACACATGGCAAACACACACCGATACGGCATCCGCTTCGCTCGCAGCATCAGCGGCAACGACACCCCGCAGATCTTCACGTTCCCGATCGCGACCACGTACCAGCCCAACCCGGCATTCGGCACGAGCGACGGCAGCAACTGCAACCTGAACATCGGCGATCCGGTGGCCATCGCGGCTGACGGCACGGCGAAGCTGACGCAGGCGGGCCAGGACGTGCTGACCACGAACCTGGATCCGGCGGACTACGCCTTCGGCATCGTCGTCGGCTTCCCCCGCGTGATCGTCGGCGGCTCGCCGCGCCCCGGCGCCTTCTACACGGGCGGGACGACCTACACGGGCGGCATCGGCAGCGACAACGCGCCGCTCGTCGCCGTCATCCCGGTGGCGGGCAACATCTTCGAGATCGACACGAACGCGGTGGTCGGCGCTGGCACGAAGACGGCCGCGCTGGCCATCGTGGGCAACACCGCGACCATCGCTTACAGCGTGCTGACGGCGGGCAACGGGCAGCCGAAGGCGAACCCCTTGCTGAACGTCTCGACGCTGATTGCGACGGGCTTGATCCAGCAACAGCTCGTCATCGTCGGGCTCGGCAAGGCTGGTGACGCGATGGACTTCGCGGCCACCAACCTGACCCTCCAAGTAATGTTCTCGGCGCAGGAGCTGGCAGTCGGCACCGCGGCGAGCTCGGCCACCGCCCAGTACGGCGCTCTCGTCACCTGAGGAACCATCATGAGTGAGATTTTCACCAGTACGGCAGCGCTCGCGCTGAAAGAGACGTTAGAAGACATCGACACCGACGAGCACGGCTCGGAGGCGTCGAAGGCGGTCTTCTCGAAGTGGCTGACGGTCAAGAACATGACCGACAACTACGTCGACTACGTCGAGTACGCGGGCTCGGGCCTCGCGGGCGAAAAGCCCGAGGGCGAGAGCTACCCGGTCGGCACGGTCTACGAAGGGCCGCAGACCCGCTTCAACTCCCGCACCTACGGTCAGCGCATGATCGTGAGCGAGGAGGCCATCGAGGACTTGAAGTACGACAAGGTCGTCCAGGCCGCGAAGCGCAACAACCGCGCGCTCTGGAAGCTCGTCGACTTCGACGCGACGCTGATGCTGGTGCGGGCCACGAACACGAGCTTTGTGGGCGGCGACGGGCAGCCGCTCGCGAGCGCGACGCACTCGATGCCCGGCGGCGGCACGTACTCGAACCTGATGGCCACCCCGATGAGCCCGAGCAAGGCCGCGGTGGTCATCGCCGCGGCTCAGCTGATGCAGCAGGTCGGCCACGACGGGCTCATCGACTCGCTCAAGCCGAAGAAGGTCGTCTTCCCGGTGCAGCAGTGGGGCGTCTGGAAGGAGCTGCTCGGCTCCGCCTACGATCCGACGCCGGGCGCGTTCAACGCCATCAACGTGGTCAATAAGGAGCTGGAGATTACTCCGGTGCCGAACCAGTACTGGACGAACACGACCACGAACTGGGCCTTCATCACGGACGCCGATCTCGGCCTCATGTGGCTCTGGCGGCGCAAGCCCAAGAGCAACACGTGGGTCACCGAGGACAAAACGATGATGAACTACGCGATCAGCGCACGCTGGGGTCGCGGCTGGGTCAACCCGCGCGCCATCCTCTTCTCCAACGCCTGAGAGGTAGCCCATGAGCACGACCCCCAACGCCTACGGCAACTTCCTCGGCAACCCCTCGCCGTTCCTGTCGAACTACGCGGGCATCGGCAGCACGTGGGGCACGTTCATCAAGCCCGGCGGGCGCGTCGCCGCCTACGTGCGAAGCACGGGCGCCCAGGACGGCGAGGACCACTTCGCCGCCTCGGGGCTGCTCGTTGCCTCGATCAACGAGGGGCTCAAGCGCTGCCGCTCGGGCTTCAACGACATCGTGCTGGTCCTGCCGGGCCACACCGAGACTTACTCCACTTCGGGAGCGGTCTGGGCGAACCTGGTAGCGGGCGCGCAGATCATCGGCTGCGGCAGCCCGGGCTCCTCGAACAACCCGACCATCACGCTCAGCCACGTGGGCGCGAGTCTCGCGTTGAACGTGGCGAACGTGACCATCGCGGGGCTCAACATCCAAAGCGCCACGGCGGCAGTCACCGGCGCCATCGTGGTGACCGCGGCGGGCGTGACGCTGGCGAGCAACTTCATCAAGTGCACGGGAGCGTTTGGCGCGAACGTGCCGGTTCAGGTGACGGGCGCTGGCGGCTTCCAGATGCTCAGCAACTACGTCTCGGTGGACAGCACGGCAGCGATCGTCAACGTGACGCTGGCGGCCTCGGCTGACATGCTCATCATCGGCAACCTGTTCCTGCAGGTGCAGGGCACGAGCGGCGGCGTCTCGGTGGCCATCGCCGACGTGACGGGCATCACGGGGTTCGTGGCCAACAACTACACCAAGACGTTCTCGGCGCAGACCGCGCCGGCGGGCGGTGTCACCCTCGCGGGCATCACCAACTCGAAGGTGGGCATCTTCGAGAACTACGCCCTGGACAACGCCGCGGGCAGCGGCTTCCTCGGGCCAGCAACGGCGACCTGAAGACCCCAATGGAGCAGTCAGCATGGGCCGCAGCGTACCGCGCAACATCGACAGGAAGGGCGAGCACTTATCGCGATGCGACATCTGCTCGACGCCTTATCTGCGATCTGCGCTACGCCGCGGCCGTGACGGGCTGCTCCGTTGCAGTGACGACCTGCCGGGGCGCGACGCGGTCACGCTCAGCGAGCTGACGGCTCAACGAGCGGCGGGCCTCGCCCAGCGCCTCGGCAACATCTCCCCCGCAGACGGCGCGGTTCCCGACGAGCTACCCGTTCGCGTTCCCGAGCGCCCCTTCGCGCCGACGGACATCTCGGCCGTGTCGGCGTGGCTGAGCGTTGCGGCGGCGACCAGCGACGTCAACGGCGTCTCCAGCGTGCCGGACCTCATCAACGCCAACCCCGCGGTGCAGAGCGTGAACGCTCGGAAGCCCGTCATCGAGACGAGCTTCGGGCTGCCGTGCCTGCGCTTCGCGACGAACGACGTGCTCGCTTGGCCCATCACAGCCCAGAGCGCGGCCACCAGCTACGCCGGCTGGGCCATGTGGTTCAAGCCAGACGTCGTCTCGGCCACGATGCGCCTCATGCGCGTCTCGACGGGCACCAACGGCGCGAGCGGCTTCGGTCTGAACATGACCGACGCGGCCGGTGCGTACGCCTCCAACTACTCGACCGACGGCGACCCGGGCCACTTTTCTCAGATTTTGGTAAGCGGCGCGCTCGACACCAGTTGGGCGTTTCTCACTCTCGAGTGGAGCCTCGACGGCTCGAGCACGGCCACGCGCCTGACGCTGACCAAAAACGGCAGCGTGCTGACGGGGGTAGCGTCTGGCCTCGTCCTGACGACGCTGTTCGCGGCCACGGGCAACATCCTCATCGGCAACGGAGCCGACGGCGTGGCGTCGAGCCCCCTGAACGGGCTCATCGGCCCCCACATCTACGCCTTCAACTCCAAGATGGTCGGGGCGACCGAGGGCGTGCTCACTCCAGCGGCGCGGCTGGCGCTCATGCAGTACGACAACCCCGCTCGGGCCGCCGTGACGGACACGGCGCACGTGCCGGGCAACACCCCCTACACGGGCCCGACCCGGCGCTACACGGCCGACCAGGTCTACAACGGCAACGTGCCGACTAGGTTTTAGGCCATGCCCAAGACACCGGCGGATCGGGACGTCGAGATCATTCGCCTGCTGTTCGAGGAAGGCGCGTCGGTGGCCGGGCTAGCCGAGTCGTTCCTCGCCACCAAAGACAACATCAGGGACGTGGTCACTGAGCGCACGTGGAGTTCTGAGTGACCATCTCGACGCTCCCGTCCTCGCGCGTTTCGGTCAACACGCTCATCCTGCTCGCCTACAAGCGGGCGGGCATCGTGCCGGTGGAGGCGCGGCTGTCGGGCGCCAACATGACGCCGAAGCTCGAGCACGGCCGGCAGGTGCTCGATCTCATCATGGACTCGCTCGCGACCGAGGGCTTCGTCGCGCGCACGAGCGGGTTCTACGACATGGCCATGGTGGCGGGCGAGCCGTACTACACGCTGCCCGACGACATCCTCGACGTGCACGGGGAGGCGATGTTCGTGCCGGAGGAGAACCCCGACACGAAGCACACCTCGGGCGAGCTGGTCTGCAAGCAGATCGACCAGATGACCTGGGCGACGCTCACGACGAAGGGCAGCACCTCCACGCGCCCCCAGCTCTACACGGTCTTCCGCAACGGCGCGGCGGTGAGCCTGCGCTTCTGGCCCGTGCCGAGCGAGGCGGGGGTGATGCGGCTCCGGACCACGCGGCTCTTCGGCGGCAGCGGCGATGGGCTGAAGAGCGTCGACCTCGAGCGCTTCTGGTACGACTGCATGGTCTGGTATCTCGCCTACTACCTCGCCGTCGACAGCAGCATGCCGACCGAGACGGTGGCCTTCCTCGCGGGGGTCGCCGAGTCGAAGAAGCGCCAGTGCGTGCAGTTCTCCTTCGAGCACACGGCCAGCATCCAGGCCGTCGTCGGGGGCGGGTAATGTGGCGCGCTTCGGCTCCGACCGCTGCGGCAGCTGCTTGCGGGAGCGAGGGCTAACCGCGTGCCCCTTGCCCCCATCCCCTTCATCCCTTCGCTCGAAACGTCGAGCGAGCCGATCAGCGGCGCGAGCAGCGAGGCCTTCAACATCATCGCCGACGCTCGCGGCACCATCCGCAAGCGGCCCGGCATTGGCGCCTACTCGGTCGCTCCCAGTGCTGCAGTCGACGCGTCCGGCGTGCTCGGGCTGTACCTCACGGAAAGCAAGGTAGCCCACACTTCCGGCAGCGCCACCGTCTCCGGCATTCACCCAGGGGTGCTCTATGCGGTAGGTGCCACCGTAAACGCTTCGGGCGGAGGCCACAACCAGGGCAGGAACGTTTACCGCATTGCAGCAGGGACAGCCACCCTCGTCGGTACCGGCGCCACCAACGAGGACCGGCTCGCGACACCAGCCGCGATCGCCACAACGAGATTTCCACGCCCCATCTTCGCTGAAACTGAAGCACTGCTCGTCATCGCAGGCGGCGCGCAAGTCGGCAAGGTGGACATCCGTCCAGAGACCTTCGCGGCGCCGAACTTCACGACCAACGCCGACTACCAGGAGATGAGCTTCCTCGGCGGCTGCCCGCCCTTGGCGAGCCATGTGCTCGGCAACAGCTCGCGCATCCTCGCCAACGACACGCAGCTCGACCAGACGAAGCTGCGCTTCTCGGACGTGAGCCAGGGCATCGTCGACTACTCGGGGCACGAGACCTGGGCGCCGTCGCCCGGCGCCGCGGGCTTCTTCACGGCGGAGGCGCGGCCTGACTCCATCGTGGCCTGCGCCGAGAACACGAACGACATCTACGTGTTCGGCAAGACGAGCCTGCAGCTGTTCTCGCCGGACACGAGCGTCACCTTCGCGCCCTCCATCACCAAAGAGACGGGCTGCCTCGCCGCGTACAGCCCGGTCAAGGTGGACGACCGCTTCATGTGGCTCGACCACCTGACCCGCATCGTCTCCAGCGACGGCCGCGAGTGGCAGGACGTGGGCGGCCCGGTGCAGGCGACGCTCGACGCCCTGACGACCCCGGGCAACTGCTATGGCTACCGCTTCAGCGAGAGCTTCGCCGACTGCATCGTCTTCCGCTTCGAGACGGACGGAGAGACGCTCGTGCTCCAACCCAACGTCGGCTGGGGCCGCTGGGCGCTGCACGACGCCGTGACCGACGACTTCACGCTCTTCCCGGTGCTCAGCCACGTGCTGCGCCAGGACGGCGGTCTGAATGTGGTCGGGCTCGACGACGGCACCATCCGGGTGCTCTCGCTCGACAACGAGACGGACCTGGGCGCCGCCATCGTGAGCTATGTTCGGACGGGCTTCCTCGACCGGGAGACGAGCAACCGCAAGCAGTCGAAGGCGGTGCATCTCACGCTCAAGCGGGACGCGACGCTGTCGGACGGGGCGGTGTGCTATCTCGAGTACCGCGACGATCTCTCGGAGGCGTGGACGACCATCGAGCTCGACCTCGGGGTCGCCGACGGCAATCTCGACCCGGTCATCGTGCTGCGCGGCCTGGGCGTCTACCGGCGCCGGCAGTGGCGCTTCCGGTTCCCCGGCGAGAAGGGGCTATTTCTCGTGCGCGCGGCAGAAGAGTTTCAGGACCTGGGGAGCTGAAGGAGCAGGCGATGTCGTTCGAAGACTTCATGGATAAGATGCCGGTGATCGGCTCGTTCACCCGGAGCGACGAGGAGAAGGCGCTCGTCAAGAAACAGAAGCAGATGTCCGGGGAGGCGCGCGCCCGCCTCGACCAGTCGCGCCAGACCAGCATGAACGCGCTCGGCCAGAGCATGCTCGCCTTCGCCCCGCAGAACCAGATGATGGCGCAGATGTTCGGACCGGGGGCGGCGTTCTCCGGTCAGCAGATGGCCCAGATGACGGCCGACCCGGCGGGGGCGCCGCCGCCACCCCCGGGCGAGATCGCCAACCTGGTCAGGGCCTGGGAGGGCAAGAGCGACCAGGAGATTCGCGACAACATGAAGGGCACCAACCCCTCGGCGGAAGCCGGCAAGCGCAACGCGGACCGCGTTGGCGCGGTGCTCGATTACCGGCGCAAGCTCGCCGAGTACGAGCGGCAGCAAGCGGCGCGCGGCGCCCAGATGGAAGGCGCGTTCGGCACGCCGCAGGGTCCTGCCCCGATCCAGATGCCCCAAGCCCTACCGCCGAGGGGGCGCTAATGCCCACCTTCGGCCTCAACCCCCAGACGCCCAAGCCCCCGGGCGGCATGGGGTACGATCAGAGCAACGGCTCTACGCTCAAGAGCAACGGGGGTCCGGTGCAGACGCCGGGCAACAACCTCGTCAACCCTGGTTACGGCGAGCAAGCCTTCGAGCTCACGCAGAACCAATACCTCAACGACCCCTACGCGGCGCAGATGTCGGGGCTCGCCACGAGCGCCGGGCAAGCCGGCAACGCCGAGAACCACCTCGTCGGGAACCTCGGCACGCTGTCGGGCCCAGGCCAGGGCGATCAGTATTGGAACCAGGTTCAGGGGCAGTTCCAGGACCCATACGCGGGCGAGCAGTTCGCGCGCGACGCGACGCAGAACTTCCAGGCGCAGGGCCCGGCGAGCGCCTTCTACGACCAATCGATGGGGCAGTACGATCAGCTCACCGGCTACCAGGGGCCGCAGAACACCCAGGGCCAGTACGGGCAGAGCTCGGCGGAGCTGGCCGGCGGCACCCAGGGCGAGCAGGGGCTCGGGCAGATCGCAGGCGGCTACGGCGAGAAAGGCACCTACTCGGGCCAGAACCACGCCCAGGGCCAGTACCAGCAGAACGCCGCGAGCGGGCCCATGGCGGCGCAGTCGTTCTACGACCAGGTCGGCGGCAGCTACAACCAGATGGGGCAGTACTCCGATCCGAACCTCGCCGCCGGGCAGTACGCCCAGACGCAGCAGTCGTTCGGGGCGATGCCCACGGTCAACTCGGCCGATCCGTTCTACGACCGGGCGATCCAGCTCGGGACGCAGAAGTACAACAGCCAGGCGGCGGGGCGCGGGGTGTACGGCTCGAGCGACGCGCTTTCGGGCGTCGGCAACATCATCACCGACTTGAACGCCCAGCGCGCGCAGAACCAGTTCGGCAACGAGATGAGCATCGCGCAGGAGAACCGCGCGCGCCAGCAGCTGCTCGGCGAGCAAGCGCGCATGGGCGATCTGTCGAGCCTCTCGGCCTTCGGCGCGAACCTGAGCGGGCTCGAAACCTACGGGAACCTCGCCAACCAGGCGGGCAACCAGACGATCCAGCAGCAGACGATGCTCGGCAACCAGGCGCGCGATGCGGACGTGTCGGCGACGGACGCCTTCAACCAGAACCTGCAGGGCGCGTCCACGTATGCCAACATCAACAACCAGCTCGCGACGCAGGCGCTCGATCGGCACGAGCTACTCGGCAACCTGGCCAACAGCGCCGACAGCCAGGCGCTCGGGGCTCAGAACGCGAACATCGCCGGTGTCCAGGCGTTCGGCAACATCGCGAACAACGCGGACACGGCCGAGACGAACCGCTACGAGGCGAGCACGACGGCGATGAACAACGCCGACAAGACCGGGCTCGACCGCGTGAAGACGGGCGCGGACATCGCCTTCGGCGTCGACGACGGCAACCGCGAGGACTTCACGGCGGACTCGACCGCGGCATACAACGCGGCCAACGTGCGGGACAACCGCAAGAATACCGCGGCCAACATCGCCAACATGGGCAGTGACAACGACCTGGCCCGCCTCGACTCCTTCAACAACGCGGCAGGCAGCGCCGAGGGGCAACGCCAGAGTCGGCTGATCAACAGCATCGCGGCGACGCGCAACTACTCGAACGACGTCATGGGTGCGCTCACGAGCGGCTTCAAGTCGGCGGCTGCGGGCGAGTACGCCTCGTTCGAGGACTGGTTCGAGGCCGAGATGGCTTCCTCCATGCAGGAAGCCGGGCTCGACCAGCAGGACAAGGAAGCGTTCCGGCAGGACGCCAAAGAGATCTACTCGCAGGCCACGAAGAAAGACGGCGGCTGAGCCATGCCCATCGACACGCAGAGCATGCTGCTCAAGCTCTCGCCGCTCTCCCCCCTCAACCTCGGGGGTGGGCGCGAAGGCCCTTCGTCCGCGGAGCGTGAGCGGCTCAAGCTCGCGCGCCAGCAGTTCGACTTCGAGCGGCAGAAGTACGCCGAGAACAGCAAGCTCGCGCTGCTCGAGGAGAACGGGCGCAACGCGCGCCTGCAGCTCGAGGCGCAGGAGAAGCAGCGCCAGGAGGAGGCCGCGCGCCAGGCGACGCTGCTCGCAGCCCAACAGGGCGCTCTGCAGAAATTCGGCGAGGCTGCCGGCTCGGGCAAGGTGCAGGCGGCCCAGGCGATGAGCCCGTTCCTGGACCAGCTCGGCTACGACGTGAACAACCTCGGCAGCGTCGGGGGCTTGCCCGTCTTTCAGCTTCAGAACCGAGCCCAGGAGGACGCGCGCGCAAACCAGGAGTTCGAGCAGGGGCCTCGCCCCATCGAGGGCTGGGACGGCAGCGAGGGCGCGACTCAGTCGCTCGCGCGGATGCAGGCGCTGGGCTACCCCACGGACGAGCGCGGCACGCTCGACGAGCCCGTGCGGCAGCCCGCGGGCGGCCCGCTCGGTGCCGACGCGAGCGTGAGCTTCGACCCGAGCGAAGGCTCGCTCGACGAGGGCACGGCCGACGCGCTCAACCCGGGCGACGCCGACATGGCGACGGCGGCCGAGTACGGCGGCGACGACGCGGAGGTGAGCGTGGGACGCGGCATGGTGCCGGCCTCGCTCTCGCAGGGCGACGCCTACGCCCAGGCGCTGGCCGCGAGCCAGGCGGCGCGCCTCAACGGCGACAAGCCCGTGCGCGGGCCCGACGAGGAAGACTACATGGGGGCGGTGCCGCGCAATGTCATCGATCTCCCGGCGATGAACGCGGAGACCAACGCGCGGCTCAACCCGATGCTCAAGAGCATCACGGGCTCGCTGCCCAGCGAGCTGCAGCCCGGCGCGGAGGCAGCGGCGAAGGCCGCGGCTGGGCTCGGCCTCGAAGCGACCGACGCGGCCGCCGAGTACAAGAAAGCCATCGACCCGGCGCTCGACATCTACAAGGGCGAGCAGAGCATCGCGGCGCAGAAGGCGAAGGAAGAGCGGCTCACTCCGGTGCAGGAGGAGCAGCTCAAGGACATGGGTATCAAGCGCGCCAACTCGAGCTTTAGGAACGGCAAGGTCGGGGCAGCCATCGACGTCATTCGTGCGGCCGACACCGTCAACGAGCTGATGACGAAGGGCGGCAAGCGCAACCACGAGAAGGCCGTCAACTACCTGATGAACCTGACCGGGAACAAGGGCGCCCAGACCGAAGCCGACGCCTTGCGCATCATCGGGCGCGGCAAGCTCGACTCGCTCGAGCAGCTGCAGGACTGGCTGCACGAGCGCGTCGAGGGCGGGTTCAGCGAGCCCGAGATCGCGAGCATCAACGAGTTCGTCGCCATGCAGCGGGCGAGCAACACCGAGCACCTCTACGGCTGGCTCGCGACGAACGACCAGCAGATGCGCAACCCCAAGACGAACGAGCGGACGCGCGCGGGCTACGAGGAGTTCCGCAACGGCGGTAGCATCCCGCCCGAGCTGCTCGACCAGTACGAGGCGCTCGCGAAGAAGGCCGAGGCAGGCAAGCCCGGCAAGCAGAGCGCGCTCGACGCGGGCGATCTCGACTCGGAGAAGCTCGGGCGCGTCATCGGGCACGAGAGCCAGGGCGACGCGACGGCGACCAGCTCTGCAGGCGCGAGCGGCACGATGCAGATCATGCCCGACAACCTCCGAGCCATGGGCATCGAGCCCGAGGACTTCAAGAAGCTCTCGCCCGAAGAGCAGATGCCCTACAACGTCCGCTACCTCAAGGGGCAAGGCGTAACCAAGGACACCCCCGCGCGCGACTACGCGCTCGCCGTCGCCGCCCCCGCTGGCATGGGCAAGCCCGACAGCTTCGTCATCGAGAAGTACCGGAGCACGACCGACTACGGCAAGAGGGTGCGCGAGCAGAACCCGGGCTGGGTTCCCAAGGATGGGGGCGAGATCACCAACGGCAGCATCCTCGCCTTCTATGGGCTCGAGGGGCAGGACAGCGAAAAGCCCGCAGACAAGCCCGCCGAGGCAGCGCCCGCGAAGACCGAGGCGAAGGCGGCGACGAAGCTGCCGGAACCGAAGACGCCCGCCGAGAAGCGCTACCTCGAGCTGTTGAAGAAGAGAGGCGGCTGACATGGCTCTGACCCCCGAAGAGGAAGCCGAGCTCGCGGAGCTGTCGACGCAGGTGAGCCCCGAGCTCCGCGCGCTCGCCAAGCAGCCGGCGGGCGCGGTCATCGACCAGAAGCCGACGGGCGGCGCCGAGGATGCGCTCGGCGGCATCAAGGCCGTGTTCGGCAAGGACTGGACGCCCTACGGCCGCGGCGGGCAGCCCATCGCCCAGACGCCCGACGATCAGGCGCGGGACGCGTCCGCGCTCGATGCGGAGGCGGAACGCGTGGCGGGGATGCTCGACCCGCGCTTCTCGGTCGTGCCCCAAATCCTGGCGCTACAGTCGGCGACCAACGATCCGCAGGGTGACGATGCGGCGGCGGCGAAGTACCAGGCGGGGCAGAAGGACGCGATCTTCATCTACGAGCCGCCGGTGGCCGTGGTGCGCAAGCACCTGCTCGAAAACCCCGCCCTGCTGCGCGCCATCAGCCCCGACGAGGTGCCGGGGCCCGGCGAGGTCGAGGGGCTCATGGCTGACTCCTCGCTGTACCAGGCCGCCTCCGACTACATGTATAAGAAGGCGGACGAGGCCGCGACTGCCAAGGGGCAGAAGGTCATCCGCTACGCGAAGGCGCCCTGGCTCTGGGATGACAAGGAGATCCCCCAGAACCTGAGCCCCAAGCTCAAGGGCACCGACGGCAGCAAGGGCGTCGCCCAGACGCTGGGCACCAAGCTCGAGGGGTACGCGCCCGAGGCCGCCAACCAGGCGCAGGCCTTCGTGCTCGGGGTGGACGACATGGCCACGGTCGGCATGGGACGCGCCGCGATGGAAGCGGGCGGGCAGACGACCATGCTGACCCAGCCGCGCCCCGGCCTGAACGAGAGCGTGCCCCAGCCCAACACGGAGGTGAACGCCTGGACGGAGGAGGGGTACCCGCTCTCCTACGCCGCGGGGCAGGCCGTCGGCATGCTGAGCCCCAGGAGCATCTTCAACAAGCTCTGGGGCAGCATCGAGGAGGGCGGAGGGATGCTTGCCCGGGCCGCCGCAAAGACGCGCCTGGGTGGCGCCCTGGCCCGGGAAACGCACCCCGTGCTCAAGAGCGCCGCGGGCGCGGTCGGCGACGCGGCCACGGGCGCCGTTGCCGCTGGCGCCGGGCAGACCCTGCAGGAGGGCGTGGACGCCGCGGGCCGCGGGGAGCTGCCCGACTTCAACGAGGCGGGCGAGCGCATCGTGGGCACCGCCAAGACGGGCGGGTACCTCGCGGCCGCCGGCAGCGGGCTCCGGCGCGGCTCCAAGTACGGGGCCGATGGCATCCGCCAATCGCCGCGCTTCTCTGGGACTCGAGGCCCTGGCGCCGTGGGGCGGACGGAGCCGAACATGGAGTACCGGCTCGGGCGCGAGCCTCGGCTGAGCGGCGAGACGCGCGCGCTCGTGAAGGAGTCTGCGGCGGGCGGGTACCTGCCGGGCGACGTGCTGACCGAGGAGATCGCCGGCCCCGTCGCCAAGGCAGCGCAGCAGAACACGCGCGTCGCCGCCGACCGCGCGGGTGCGGCGCGGGCCGGGTACCAGCGCTCGGCCGAGGGCGCGGAGCAGCTGCCGGTGACGCAGCTGCAGGAGACGGCGCTCGAGAAGGTGCGCAGCCACTACCAGCCGCAGCCTGGGGGCGGGCTGCGCGCGGTCAACGACCGCCCGCCGCCTGAGCAGAAGGCCTTCAACAGCCTCATCGACGAGGTCTCGACGACCCCGCGAGACGGCGCGTCGAAGCTCACCCCGGACGAGGCGGGGCACTTTCTCAGCCCGCGCGCCCAGTACAAGATCCTCAAGGAGGACATCGAGAAGGCGACGACCGAGCGGCTGAGCAAGCCCGTCGACAGGGGCGCCTATCTCGCGAACAAGCCCGCAAGGGCGCGCGACGGCATCAGCGAAGAGATTGAAGCCGACATCGACGATCTGATCGGCTTCGACAAGGCCGGCGTGCCCCGCACGATCGACAAGCGCTCTGCCGAATACAAGGCGGCCGAGAAGCAAGTCATCCGCGAGAGGACCGATACCGAGACGACGCTCGAGCCCTTCGGGGGCTCGCTCGCCGAGTACCTCAAGCAGCGCGGCATCGACAACGTCTACGTCACGCCGCGCAAGCTGGACGCGCGGCGCACCGACAAGCTCATCGAGCTACTCGGAAAGGACGACGACCTCTCGAAGGCGGCGCAGCTCGACCGGCGCCAGTTCAGCGCGGGCGGCAAGAGAGGCGGCTACCACGAGCTGCTTGAAAAGCAGGGGGCCGAGGCGACGCGGCACGCAGAGATCGAGAAGTCGGTCGCGCCCGGCGGCGACGCCTTCCAGCCCATCGCGGGGCTCTACGAGTCGAGAGGCGGCGAGAAGCCGCTGGTCGACAAGGTCCGAGCGCTCGCCGACCAGTCGGGCGTGCGCCCGCAGCTCGACCGCATGCGGAACCTGCAGGAGGCGCTCGCCGTCCAGAACCGCGCGAGCTTCCGCGATGCCTCGGGGGGGACCCACTTGCGGCCCACGAACGTCGCCGACGCCGCCTACCTGCGCGGCGCCTTCCCCGCGCTCAAGGCGCTCGAGGGCCCGCTCGGTCCGCTGCGCGGCAGCACCGCCGGGCGTGCGGCGCTGATGGGCGGCGGCGAGACGGAGGCCGCGCAGAGCCGAGCGGAGTCGGGCGCGCGCGGTCGGTATGAGGCAGCGCGAGACCGGCGGCTGAAAGAGATCCAGGACGCGAAGGCGCGCGAGGAGCAGGAGCGCAGCCAGCGCCAGACCGAGACGATTCGAAGGAGACGATGAGATGAGCAGCCCCCAAACGATCCTCACCTACGGCGGCGGCACGCCGACCATCACCGGCACGGTCACCCTCTTCAACAGCGTGACGGCGTTCCCGCCCGGCGGCAGCTTCCACCTGCTCGGGCAGCAATACTTCCAGTGGTCGGTCGGCTTCGGCACCGCCGCCGACGGCGGCACGGGCACCGTCACCGGCAGCTACTCCGACGACAAGGGCGTCACCTGGCGCACCTTCTACACGAAGGCGTCGATCCTCGACGGCGTCACGGCGACGCCGGTCACGACGGAAGACGAGGTGTACGTCGGCATCTACCGCGACATCCGCTTCCAGTGGACGAACGCGGGCGAGGTGCCGACGGTGTTCCAGGTGAACCTCGCGCTCAACTGCCACAAGGCGGCGAGCAAGACGCCCACGGGCGCGCTGCTCGTGGACGGATGAAAGGCTGCCATGACGCTCTCACTCTCGCTCGGCGCGCGCGCGCTCACGCTCGACGGCTTCGAGGACTACATGGAGGTCGGCAGCGGGACTGCCAACTTTACCCTCTACCAGACGAATACTTCCCTGGCGGTCTTCCCCCTGGCGGCGACGCCGTTCGGTGCCGGCAACTCTGACGCCATCGTGCTGGCCTCGACCCCCGTCTCCTCCACCGGCACCGAGGTTGCGGGCGCCGCCAACCGCTTCGTCATCACCAACCAGAACGGCGACACGGCGCTTTCGGGCACCGTGGGCGCCATCGGCAGCGGCGCGGACATTCAGGCCCCCGCGCTCACGGTGACGGGGGCGGCAACCCAGACGCTCAACGCGCTCGTCTTGCGCATGGCGTCGACTGGCGCTCTCTCGGTGGAGGCGAGCCTCACCCTCGTATGAGCGTCGCCCTCGGCTCGAGCTACACCTTCCGGTTCCACGTCGAGAACGCCGCGGGCGCCGACGCAGATCCGACGACCGTCATCTTCTGGCTGCGCGAGGCCATCGACGGCACCGAGCTGCAGTGGACCTACGCCGCCGTTCCCGTCGCGGGCACGCACTACCCGGTCGGGATGAACCCGGTCGTGAAGGACTCGACCGGCGACTACAGCGTCCTCTTCGTGACGCGCAAGCCCGAGCGGCACAGCGGCTTCTGGCAGGGCATCGGCAGCGTGTACTACTCGTTTCCCGAGACGCTCTTCGTCAACCACTCCGAGGTCGAAGCGGTCGACCACCCTTGAGGGTGCATGGCTGGATGTGATGATACCCGGCAGCTGACCGAGCAGCAGCGGCAGGACGGCTACCAGCAGCAGCGCACGGGAGTGCAGCAAGCGGTGCGCCCGTTCACGGGCAAGCCGACGGCGGAGAACCTCGCCGACTACATCAACCGGGAGCTGTTCCCGGCGGTGAAGGCGACGCGCAAAGCCACCAACGACATCTACCTCCAGGTCGCCGACAACGCGCCCAGCGCGAACCCGCTCGCGTTCTACTTCTCGACCGACACGGCCGCCGCCGATCCGACCGCGGGGCGCGTGCGCCTCGACGCCTCGCCGCAGAACACGTCGACCACCATCCGCATCTCGGAGGACAACGCTCGGCTCCAAGATGTAGTCCCGTGGCTCGACGTGATGTCGGGCGGTGCGACGACGCCGCTCGGGGTCATCACGATCTTCGACGCCGTCAACCCCGCCCGCTTCCTCCGCTTCGACCTCACGTCGATGACCGACCAGGGCACGTACTGGGACCTCGGCGTCACCATCGTGGAGTCGAGCCACATCGACCCGTTCGTGGCGGACGAGGCCATCGTGCTCTCGTTCATCCCGGGCGTGTCGAGCGCGGGCTCCACCGTGCCCCCGGGCTCGCTCAGCCCCATCGCGGCGAACACCGTGCTCGGCAACGCCACCGCCTCGACGGCGCCGCCCACCGCAATCCCGCTCGGCACGCTCTCGGTGCTCGGGCGCTCGGCGGGCAACGTCACGGCCGTGACGGCGGCGACGGGAGGGGGCCGCGCGCTCTACCTGCGCACGAACGACACGACCACCGCCATCAGCTGGGCGACCATCAGCGAGGCGAGCCTGCCTCTGCTGCTCGACGGGTACATCTACGCCAACATGACGGGGGCGACGAGCGCCCCCCTCGGCAAGCCGCTGTCCGCGATGGCGGGGCCTGGGCTGAAGTTCAACAGCTCCACCGTCGGCGATTACCAGTACGAGGTGCGCTTTCCGGGCGCCCCCATCTACGACGTGATGGACGCGCCGTTCAATGCGTCGGGATCGCTCGCGGGCGACGACACGGCCGCTCTCACCGCCGCAATCGTCGCCGCCAACGCCACCTCGGGCACCATCTACCTCGGCCAGGCGCACCGCATCACGAGCCAACTGCCCGCCATCACCGGGCACAACGTGCGCGTCGTGGGGCGGGGCCGCTTCAACGGCGGCACCATCGTCCAGGACGACTCGGCGGGCGGCGTCGACATCTTCATCATCCAGAATTGCCAGTACTCCGGCGTCGAGCGCGTGTGGCTCACGACCTCCAGCGTGAAGGCCGGCGGGTGGGGCATCCGGGTCATCGATTGCTTCCGGGCGCGCAACGAGCAGGTGCTCATCAGCCAGACGCAGTTTGGCGTGCAGGTCCTGCGCAGTGTTCTGACCGAGAACAATCACGTGCAGCTCTCGGACACGTACGGCGTTTACGGGTTCCTCGCGACCGGCGACAACACGAACTACTGCCACGCGACCATCTTCAAGGACTGCGGCGGAGGCACGGGCTACCCGCTCACCGTGACGGGCAGCGCGGCGGCGTGGCAGGCCACCCACGCCTATAGCGTCGGCAACATCGTGTTCGCCAACGCCGCCATCTACCAGTGCAGCAAGGCCGGCACGAGTGGCGCCTCCGCACCGAGCGGCATTCCCAGCACGAACATCAACCTCGCGCACTCGACCGCCATCGTGGACGGCTCGGCCGAGTGGTACTTTGCGATGCCAGCGTGCGCGTGGTTCCTGCACGGCAGCTACTGCCACACGTTCATGCTCGACAACTGCGGCGCTCTTCAGGGCGCCATCGGGCTACAGGTGGCGGACACGGACCCCGGCGTGGGCTCTACGCCGCTCTTCACCCGTGCCGATGACTTCTCCGTCGACCACCCCTTCACGAGCGGGATCCGCCTCACCCACGGCCAGCACGCGCGCTTCAACCGCACGTTCGTCACCTCCGTTTTGGAGGGCCGAGGCATCGAGGTCTTCTCGACCCATGGTGGCGACTGGGAATTCAACGGCGGAGAGATCTTCGGCGCCCAGAAGCAGGGGTTCTACACCGAGAAGGGCAACGGCAGCCTGCGCGGCTTCGACATCGGCGCCGTGTCCTACGGCTTCGACAACGTCTACGACGCCATCGCGTTCACCACGGGAGTCGCCAACTTCACGGTCGTCGACTGCTCGACGGACTTCCTCACCCCGCTCGTTCACCGCTACGCCATCAGCATCGCGTCGGGCTGCGACCACTTCATCGTCGAGGGCAACCGCTTCGAGGGCGCGCTCACCGCCGCCATCCTCAACACGCCCGGCGTGACCCTGACCCGCATCGTGCGCAACAACCTGCCCGACACCACCAGCTCCGTGCCCGACGGCGACTACGGCGACATCACCGTGTCCAGCTCCGGCACCGTGTGGAACATCGACCCCGACACGGTCGGCAACACCGAGCTGGCCAATATGGCCGCCAACACGGTGAAGGCGAACGCGACGAACGCCAGCGCGGACCCGACTGACTTCGCCATCGGCACGAACAGCGTGCTCGGGCGCGTCGCGGGAAACATCGTCGCCGCCCAGCTCGTCAACGCGCAGATTACCGACGCCACGATCGCGAACGCGAAGCTCCACAACATGGCGGTCGGCACCGTCATCGGGCGCGCCATCGACGCGGGCTCGACGGGCGTCCCGGCGGACCTCACCGGCGCCGAGGTGGGGTCTCTGCACCGCCGGTACTGGTACATCATCGACTCGACGGCGAGCGGCTCGATTGCCGGCTACGTGCTCGCGGAGAAGGAGATCCAGATCCACTTCACCAGCACGAGCGCGAGCACGGTGCACAGCTTCACCGTGGGCTCGGTCGGCAAGGTGCTGGAGATTGTGCTCGAGTCGACCGCAGCAGCCGTGACGCTCCCGAACGAGTCGGGCACGGGCACGCTCGGCAAGATTCGCACGCCGGGCGCGGTCGACCTGGTGCTCCTCGGCGGCGACGGCTGCACGATGACCTACATCAACAACCGCTACCGCGTGACCGGCGTTTCGCGGCGCGGCGTCACCGACCGGGACTACGGCGACATCACGGTCACCGGCAGCGGCCTGACCTGGACCATCGACGCCGCCGCCGTCACCCTCGCCAAGCAAGCCGACCTCGCCCAGTCGCGCATCATCGGGCGCGCCGACGGCGCCGGCACGGGCGTCCCGCAGGCGCTCACCCCTGCGCAGGTGGCGACCATCGTGCAGCCCGAGATCACGGGCGCCCTCATCGCGCGCACGTTCTACGCGAGCGGCTCGGGCAACCACGTCATGAACGCGAACACCAGCCGAGCCGTGGTGCGCATGAAGGGCGGCGGCGCTGGCGGCGGCGGCGTCGAGGGCGGGGCCGTTGCGGCGGGTTCGGCATGCGGCGGGGGCGGGGGCAGCGGCGCCGAGCTCGAGCTGAACATCACGAGCAACCTGGGCACGCACGCCTATGCCGTCGGCGCCGCTGGGGTGGGCGTCTCGGCTCTCTCGGGCACGGGCGGCGGCGACACCACGTTCCACGACGGTAGCGCCACGCGGACGGCGGGCGGCGGCTTCGGCGGAGTCTTCGGCAATATGGCCGTCACGAGCAACATGAGCTCGGGCGGCGGCGGCGCCGTCCTGCCCAGCGCCACCGGCGCGTTCTGCCGGGGCCGTGGCGAGCCAGGGCATCACGGCTACACGTTCAGCCTCGACGGCGCCAACTTCGGGGCGGGCGGGCATGGCGGTAGCGGCATGTTTGGCGGCGGCGGCTTCGGCAAGCCAAGCTCAGAGGGCGACGGCAACGGAGAGACAGCCACCAGCCCCGGCGCTGGCGGCGGCGGGGCCTACTCGGACGCGAGCACCACGGACCGCACGGGCGGCGACGGGTGCGCTGGCGGCATTCTCGTCGAGGAGTACTCGTGAGTCAGAGCTCCGAGCACGGCTGCCAGTGCGTGCAGTAGCCCGTCACGAGGTCGTAGACCGTCGTCTGGCAGACTCGCTCGTCGGGGTAAGCCTCGACCGCCTCGTCGAATGAGAGGCCACAGCCAGCGTCGGCGCCAGCGTCCGGAGACGCGGGGCGGTCTGCCCCAGTAGTAGGTTGCCGCCCCGGGGGTTCAACGAGGTCAGACGGGGGGGGAGCCCAACCCGCACACCCCCAGAGCAGCGAGAGCACACAACCATGAACGAAAGCGGAGGTCAACGGGGCCATCCTGTAAGGGTGACTCCGCGCGCTCTACGTGCCGGCACACTCCGCGGAATCGCTCGCCGAAACGGGGCGCTGTCTCAGCGCGTGTTGCACGTGACACGGCTACACGAGAGCCGTGCGCCCGACATAGGAGCGCCCTCGCGAGGGGGCGTCTGTTTTCCACGGACTACCTGCGAAGGCGCTGAAGTTGTTGCCCCCGTCGGCCGCGCCGAGGGCCAGCGCATGCGGGGCGTTACCTCCCCGGCCTGACAACGATTGTTGACCCCATCGTCGCCCTAGGGTTGGCCAATCTCGAATTGGAAACGAACGGCCGTAGCATGATCCCGCCGGGGTGACTCGTCAACTTTGACCACTGAACCCGGGTGCAGTAAAATGCAACATGCTGCGCGACATTGCTCTGGGGGCTCTCATCGGGATGTTCGTCCTCGGGCTACCGCTCGCGTGCACCAACGCGCGCCTGTCGGGGCTCATCCGCTGCCAGCTCGAGGCGCTGAAGGTGCTGCCCGACGACCCGAACATGGCGACCGTCTACGACGTCGTGGACATCATCGAGCGGGTCCAAGCCTGCAAGCGAGCGGGAGACGCCGGGCCATGAACGACAAGCCGCGCTGGCCGCCGCGCTTCCCTCGCCCGCGCGATGACGAGCCGAAGGTGACCCGGGTCGATGAAGACCCCATCCCGCTCACCGAGCGGGTGGCGACGATGCTGCCGCCGCCTCCGCGCGAGCCCTTCAAGCGACTCGACGGGCGGCAGCCGAGCTACGTGGAGTTCAGCGCGGCGCTGCAGGACTTCCAGCAGCGCGTCGCCAGCATCGCCACCAGCCAGGACGCGGTGCTCGGCACGCAGCGCAAGCTCGCGCTGCAGATGGACGGGCTCAACTCCACCATCAACCAGCGCTTCAACATCTTCCATGAAGAGCTGGCGATGCTGCGGCAGACGGTGACGGGGGACCACGCGCCACGCATCGACAAGGTCGAGACGACGCTCGGGCAGAAGGCCGCGAAGGGCGGCGGCATCCTGGCGGTCGTGCTGCTGGTGCTGCCCATGCTGGCGGAGGCGCTGCCGAAGTACGCGCACATCTTCGACTCGCTGCTCGGGGTGCTGCAGTGAGCTTCCGGCTCGGGGCGGCGAGCGAGGCGAACCTGGTCGGGGTGCACCCGGACCTGGTCAAGCTCGTGCGGCGCGCCATCCTGATCACCGAGATCGACTTCACGGTGTTCGAGGGGGTGCGCACGGTGGAGCGGCAGCGCAAGCTGGTGGCGACGGGCGCGAGCCGCACGATGGACAGCTACCACCTGACGGGCGACGCGGTCGACCTCGT